ATGACCTCGCTGACCGAAACCGTCGTCTGCTCCGCGTTGACCATGGTCTTGCCGACTGATGGAAAGGCACCGGAGTGGGTTCAACTGCTGCCCGCTGGCAGCGTCCAGCCCAACGACGGTCGCCCCGGCTGGTCGCTGAAAGATGCCGGTGCCGTCATCGTCGCGTCGATGACAGCCGCGCCGCGCGGCTTGCTCGCCATCGACTATGACCATGCCGCCGATATCGCGGTGCCGAAGGGTGGCACGGCGCCCGCCGCTGGCTGGATTACCGGCCTGGAAGGCCGGAATGATGGCATCTGGGCCAAGGTCGATTGGACCGTTCCGGGCGCCCGCGCCATCGCGTCCAAGGAATACCGTTTCCTGTCGCCGTCCTTCCTGCACACGCCGGACCGCGTCATCACCCGCATCATCGGCGCCGGGCTGACCAATCGGCCCGCCCTGACCATGCTTCCCGCTCTTGCATCGTCCCAAGGAGACACGATGAACCCCACGCTCTTGGCGGTCCTGGAGGCGCTGGGCTTGCCCGGTGACGCCGACCAAACCACCGTCCTTGCCACCATCACGAAGCTGAAGGGAGGGACCAGCACAGCGACTGCGGCGGCGATCCCCGATCCGGCCCTCTATGTGCCCCGGACGCTCTATGACCAAGCGTCCGTGGCCCTGGCGTCGATGCGCTCCAACCTGTCCGATGAACAGGCTGTTGCGAAGGTCGATGCGGCCATCTGCGCGGGGAAGATGACCCCGGCGCAACGGGATTGGGGTTTGGCCCTGTGTCGGCAGAACCCGAACAGCTTCGACACCTTCACGAACGTCGCCCCGGCGGTCTTCGCCAATCTGTCCCGCGACCTAGTGCCGGGTTTCACCCCGGTCGAGCATGCCGCGTCCGGGCGCCTGACGGCGGATCAACTCGCGCTGTGCACGAGCATGAACCTCGATCCCGCCGAATTCGCCAAGAACCTGTAAGGGGCTTCCATGCTCATCACCGCGCCCAACCTGAACAACCTGTTCACCGGCTTCAAGACCAGCTTCAACAAGGGCTTCCAGGGCGCTCCCAGCACCTATCAGAAGATCGCCATGGAGGTGCCGAGCCAAACCGGCGAGGAGAAATACGCGTGGCTTGGCAGCCTTCCCGCCCTGCGGGAATGGGTGGGGCCGCGTATCGTCCATAACCTTGAGGTTCACGGTTACGCGATTGAGAACCGCCCCTTCGAGGTGACCATCAGCGTTTCGCAAGACCATATCGAAGACGACAAGGCGGGCGTGTTCACCCCGCTGTTCGAGAACATGGGTTACGAAAGCCGTCGTCACCCGGATTCTCTGGTGTATGAACTGCTCGCCTCCGGCTTTGCCGACCACTGCTATGACGGAAAGCCGTTCTTCGCCGAAGACCATCCAATCCACACGTCCGAGAGCGTGACCGTTCCGCACAGCAACATGCAGGATGGCGACGGACCGGCGTGGTTCCTGATCGATGGTTCCCGACCGATCAAGCCCCTGGTGTTCCAAAAACGCGGTCGCGTCCCGGTGAGTGGTGTCCGAACGTGAGGCTGGCCCGCCGGAGCGCTCCCCCCTAGCTGGCGCAGGCGGGCCAGCCGTTCGGAAGCAGGCGGTCACCGTGTGTCTTCGGTAAGTTGAGGTTGCTTGACGACCATCAACTGTGACGGAGACCACGATGACCGAGGACAGGATCGCTCTTCAGGACCTGATTGGGAAGAGCGCCGACGCTGACTTCCTGCGCGAGATGGTCGGTTTCGCCGCCCAGCGGCTGATGGAACTGGAGGTCGAAACCTTGTGCGGCGCCGGTTACGGCGAGCGCACGGACGAGCGGCAGACCAAGCGCAACGGGTATCGCGAGCGGAGCTGGGAAACCCGCGCCGGGGCCATCGACCTTCGGATCCCCAAGCTTCGGCGCGGCTCCTACTTCCCGGCCTTCCTGGAGCCACGGCGCACGGCGGAGAAGGTGCTGGTCGCGGTGATCCAGGAGGCCTACGTGCAGGGCATCTCGACGCGCAACGTCGATGACTTGGTCAAGGCGATGGGCATGACCGGCATCTCGAAGAGCCAGGTCAGCCGCCTGTGCCAGGACATCGACGAGCGCGTCCAGGCGTTTTTGAACCGGCCGCTGGAGGGTGACTGGCCCTTTGTGTGGCTGGACGCCACCTATGTCAAAGTGCGCCAGGACGGCCGCATCGTCTCGGTTGCCGCCATACTCGCCATCGGCGTCACCACCGATGGCCGGCGCGAGGTGCTGGGGCTCGGTCTCGGGCTGTCGGAAGCCGAAATCTTCTGGAGCGAGTTCCTGCGCTCCTTGACGCGCCGGGGGCTGCGCGGAGTGAAACTGGTGATCGCCGATGCTCATCTCGGGCTGAAGGCCGCCGCTTCCAAGGTGCTGGGCGCGACACTCCAACGGTGTCGTGTTCATTGCATGAGGAACCTCCTGGCCTGCGTCGGCAAGGCGCACCAGACGATGGTCGCCGCCACCATCCGCACCGCCTTTGCCCAGGAGACCGCCCAGGCCGCCCACGAGCAGTGGCGACACGTCGCCGACAGCCTGCGGCCGCGCTTCTCCAAACTGGCCGCCTTGATGGACGAGGCCGAGTTCGACGTGCTGGCCTACATGGCCTATCCCAAGGACCTGCGCACCAAGCTGCACTCCACCAACCCCTTGGAACGCCTGAACGGCGAGATCAAGCGGCGCACCAATGTCGTCGGCATCTTCCCATGCGAAGCCGCCGTCACCCGACTGGTCGGCGCCCTGCTGCTGGAGCAACACGACGAGTGGGCTGTATGCCGACGCTACATGACCATGGAAAGCTTGGCCGTGCTGTGCAACCCTGCGGGCGACCCGCTTGTCATCTCAGCGGAGTAAACCGGCAGCCTCAGCGCGCCGAGGAACACGAAGCCTCCTCAGACACCACACCCCGGGGCACGATCAAAAACGCCGCGATTACGAGTTCCAGCGGCAGGACGCCCCCACCGATGGCAACGTGTTCAACAACCGCGAGTTCATCTACGGCGTCTGGGCGCGTGTGAACGCCGGGTTCGGCCTGTGGCAACTCGCCTACGGCAGCAAGGCCCCGCTGACGGTCGAGAACTACGAGGCCGCGCGCGCGGCCATGACGTCGGTGCGTGGCGATAACGGACGCAAGATGGGCGTCTCTCCGACGATCCTGGTCGTTCCCGACGAATTGGACGGCGCGGGCCGTCGCGTCGTCAACAACACCACGCGCGTGGTGACGGTGGGTGAACCGCCCGACGAACGGTCGGTGGCGATCGCCAACGAATGGGCCGGTTCCGCCGAATTGGTGGTGTCGTCCTATCTGTGAAGACGGTGCCAGTGCCGGAATGCACTGGCGCTTGTCACACCGCTCTGAGAAGGAAAAGAGTGATGGCGAAGGGCAAATTCAGGATTACCGATAACGGCATTCCTGTTGTGGGCTGGCCCGGTATTTTGGGTGATATTTCCAGACTTCTTGGGGATGGAGCCGCCGAAAGCTTCGCGAGAGCGTTCGGGGATGGCAAGCTCTACATCCCTAAAGTCAAAAAACTGAAGGATGGCCACCCTTTAGTCAAAACGCTTGGACGGGAAGCGGCCATCACCATTGCGGCGGCAATGGGCGGAAGGGAATACCCGATCCCCACGGCCCGTTGGTCGCTCTCGCATCATCGGGTGCGGGTCTTTCGCTCCAAAGGCTGGGGTGTGAAGGCGATTGCCAAGGCATTGGCGTTGCGGATCACCTCCGTCGAAAGACTGTGTCAAGGCATGGAAGAGCCTGTGGGCGCTCCCGAACCGGTCACCGTGCGTTGCTACACCTGTGACCAGCTTCATACGTTCAACCCGGCCGACATCAGAAAGCCCCAAACGTCCGAACTGGACCAAGCGCTTGATGCGAAGCCGTGCGCCGCCATCGGGTTGGATCGCGACGCCGATCCGATTACCGAACCGGCCGAAGCGGACCGAGAACGCCTTCTGGTTGATTCTGAGGGTGCGACACGCGCTGCCGTTCCAAATGAGGGCTGACTTCAAACCATCCTGCGCGTCACGTCAAACCAAACTTCGCGCTACAAGCTTGCGGGCAGCAGCCTTGCTGCTATCGCGCAGGAGCTTGGCTGCACGCGACAGGCTGGTGCACTCGCTTTGAGGATGGGGTCGGTCCGCTGGGAGCAAGCCATTGCGGCAAAGCTTCGTTTGCCGGTGCAGGCCCTGTTTCCTGATCGCTATGACGCCGCAGGAATGCGGCTTCGGCGCACCCGCCCCGTGCCTTCACGGGAGGCTGCGTAACGTCGCCGGTAAAGCTGGCCTACAGCCATGCTTGCCGACGCCCAGTTGAGAAGCAGCCCGGTCATCCGGACCAAAGCCAAGGACAGAGGCGCCGCTCCAGACCTGACTGCCACACACAAACCAGCCAAGGCGGGTGCCAAGAAACGTTCCGCATCAACGTCGAACAGAGCAGCCCGTAGTTTCATTACATCCTCCGAAATCATGCTTCCGGACGTTCTCAGAGCAACCGCCACAGGCACAACGGGAACAACGATGTCTAAATCCCCCTACAAGCAACGTCGCCCTGGCACTCTGAAGGCGGCTGTCGCGGATTTGATCGAACAATGCGGTGGATACCCGCGTGCTGCGATGGTCGCGCGGGTCAGTCGCTCGCAGCTCTTCCGTTACTCCAACGACAGCGAGGAGGACGTCAACTCGCACATGCCAGCCGATATCGTTGCCGCACTGGAAAGGTATTGCGGCTCTCCGGTTGTCACAGAATGGCTGGCAGTAGAAGCCAACTGCACACTTCTTCCCATCGCAATTGATCCGGAAGCCGAAGCGATCCCGAAAAATGTTGGTCAGATCGCCCAACATGCCTCAAGCCTGTTTGCTGAATTTGCCACCGCCTTTGGTGATGGCCGCATCGACGAACTTGAAGCCGGCCGCATGCTTGAAGCCGGTGACGCAATGCTCCGTGAATACATGAACCTGCGGCCGGCGCTGACCGGTCGCACACGGGCTTGATGTGTCATGGCGACGGAATGGCGCTCTCCCACTAAATGGGCAGCCTTGGGCCTCCCAGGGATCCCTGGATCGAAGCAAGGTTTTCTGAAGCGGGCGCAGGCTGAAGGCTGGGGGCCTACCCGTCCTCGGAGAGGACGCGGCGGCGGCCTTGAATACCACGTTTCATCTTTGCCGGAAGAAGCACGGCTGGCGCTGGGCCGGCAGGCGGCATCCGATGCGGTGGTGACTGCCGTTCCGGCCTTGCCCGCCGTCGCCAAGGCTCCTGTGTCCGCTCTGCCCAGTACGCTCGAAGCGCAGCTGCGGCAGGACTACAAATTGGCGATCCTGCTCGCCTTCGACCGGTTCAAGGAAGCCAGCGGCGACGCCCTGACGCCCGCCCGCCACAAGTTCGTCGGGTTCTACAACGCCCGGCAGATCGACGTGCCGGATTGGGTCCGCGCCGCCAGCCCGACCATCAGCATGTCGACGCTGGAACGCTGGGCGAAGGCCCGTGCGACGGGCGACGCAGCGGGCCTTGCCGGTCGCTATGGCAACCGCAAGGGCACGGGCGTGCTCGACAGCGCGGTCATGGACGTCAAGAGCTACATGGTCGCCGTGCTGGTGGAGAACCCGAACCTGTCGATGCAGGCCGTTCGCCGGCTCCTCGTGCAGCGCTTCGGCGAGGATCTGGAACTGTTCGACGGCACGAGCCGTCCGATGCCCAGTGAGCGGCGCTTGGGCGTTTTGTGGCAGGACTGGAAGGCCAAGAACCGCCAGCTTCATCTAGCGCTCACCAATCCCGACGAATGGAAGAACCGCCACCGCGCGGCGGTCGGCTCCTACAGCGAGGGCATCGAGCGCCCGAACCAGCTCTGGGAGATCGACGCCAGCCCGGCCGACGTCATGCTCACGGACGGGCGTCATTCCATCTATGTCGTGGTGGACGTCTACACGCGCCGGATCATGGTGCTGGTGACGAAGGTGCCGCGCACCTCGGCCGTCCTGCTGCTGATCCGCCGCGCCGTCCTGGCCTGGGGCATGCCCGAGGCGATCAAGACGGACAACGGATCCGACTTCGTTTCCCGCGAGGCAGAGCGCGCCTACTTCGTGCTCGGCGCCGCCCATCCGACCTGCACCCCCTACAGCCCCGAGCAGAAGCCGCACGTCGAGCGCGCCATCGGCACGGTGCAGCACAGCTTCATGCCGCTCTTGCCCGGCTATGTCGGCCACAACGTCGCCGCCCGTCAGGCCATCCGCTCCCGCGAAACCTTCGCCGCCCGGATGGGCGAGGCCGACGCCGACGTCTTCCAGGCGCAGCTGACCGGTCTGGAGCTTCAGAACCTCTCCGATACCTGGGTCGAGAACGTCTACCAGCACCGGCCCCACGAAGGGCTGGGCGACCGCACCCCCGCCGCCCTGGCCGAGAGCTGCGCCGGCCGGGAAGCCCGGCTGGTCGATGAGCGCCAGCTCGACCTGCTGCTGATGCCGGCCCCGGACGGAGGCGACCGCGCGGTCGGAAAGAAGGGCATCCGGGTCGAAAACGCGGATTTCTGGGCGGTCGAGCTGATCCCCCACATCAACACCGGCGAGCGCTTCGACGTCCGCCTCGATCCGGAGGACATGGGCCGGGTGTGGGTCTACCGCTCCGAACCCTTCGAGTTCCTGTGCATCGCCGAGAACCCCGAGCGTGCCGGCCTGTCCCGCGCCGCCCTGGCGGCCGAGGCCCAGGCGCTGCAAAGGCAGTTCATCGTCGCCGGGAAGGCCGCCCTCCGCTCTGCCAAGAAGAAATTCACCGCGCATGAGCTGGCCGACGCGCTAATCGGCAAGCCGGCGGCCACCGTCACCGCGCTGCCCACCGCCGCGCCGCCGCCGGTCGCTGCTCTTCCTCCGCCCGTCCAACCCTCGGCCGGCGTGATCGCCGCCCAGCGCGCGGTCACAGCCGCCACCCCGACCGTTTCCCGGCCGCGCGACGATGCCGAACAGGCCCGCACCGCCGACATCGCCCGCCGCATCGCCGCCCCCGCCACCCCGGCCGAGAAGCCGGAGGATCGCTGGTGGCGCCGCGCCCAGGACATCGAGGCGCGGATCGCCGCCGACGCCGAGGTCAGCGAGGAGGATCTCGACTGGCTGCACACCATCGAGACCGCCGCTTGGTATCGCGCCCGCAAGAACGACGCCGCCCGTAAGGCGGCCTTCGCCCGCGCCGTCGAGTGACGGCGGGCGCCCAAAAGAAAAGCGAGAAGATCATGTCGAAATCCACTCCGTCTCGCCGGTCCACGTCCTTCGCCCCCCTTCGGAACCTGACCCTGCTGGAAGAGCTGGTCATCAAGCTGAAGGGCCGCAGCCCCGACGTGCCCGGCCTCGGCGTCTTCCACGGCCGGAGCGGCGATGGGAAATCGCGCGCCGCCGCCTGGGTCGGTGCGTCCGACCACATGGCTTACTACGTCGAGGCCAACGATTTCTGGACGCCGCGCGCCATGCTGCGGGCGGTGGTCGATGCTATGGGGCTGGCGCCGTTGCCCCATGCCACCAACAACGAACTGGCGGCGAAGATCGCTGAGGAGCTGGAGACCAGCCGCCGCCCGCTCATCATCGACGAGGCCGATCACCTCGCCAAGAAGGACATGATCGACAAGGTCCGCGCGCTGCACGACATGGCGGCGCCGGGCACGGCGTCCATCGTCCTGATCGGCGAGGAGGGCTTGCCGCAGAAGCTGCAACGGTACGAACGGTTCCACCGCCGCGTGCTGGATTTCGTGGCCGCCGAGCCCTGCGACCTCGACGACGCCCGCCAGCTGGCGGGGCTGTACTGCCCGCGCGTCGACGTGGCCGACGATCTGTTGGTGCAGTTGCTGGAGCAGACCTACCGCTCGACCGGCAGGGTCGCGGTCAATCTGGTCGCCATCTCAGCCTTCGCGGCTGGCGAGGGCCTGCGGCGCATCGATCGGGATGCCTACGCCGGCCAGCGGATCAACACCGGCGCCGCGCCCGCCGTGCGGAGGTTCTGATGGTGGGCGTCTCCGAAGAGCGCCGCGACCCGCCCCGGCGTTACGCCGAAACTCGGGAATGCTGGGCCACAATCCGGCGGCTGAAAACCTTCCGGCTTCGCGATCTGGTCGGGCCTAGCGTGTCCCGCAGTCTTGCCAGCAACTTCGTCCGCAAAGCTCTCGCTGCGGGCATTTTGAAGGTTCAGGACGGGCACACTGCCAGCACGCACCGTGTCTATGAGTTGGTTCGGGATGTTGGTCGGCGGTTTCCCCGTTTCGACGCGTCCGGTCGGCTCACGACGCGGCCGGAAGCCTCGGAACGCATGTGGGCTGCCATCAAACCGCTACGCGGTGGGTTCCAGATCGACGAGCTGTCCCACCTCGCGCGCGCATCCCTCGCCAACACGCGCCAGTACGTCAGCCTTCTGCACACGCACGGCTATTTGGATGTGATGGTCCCTCACGCCACCGGTGCGTCCGGCCACCGTGCCCGCTATCGGCTGAAGTCGTCCATGAACACGGGGCCGGACGCACCCATGCGCCTGCGTGATGGATCGCTCTGGGATCCGAACCGCGAGGCCATGGCCGAAGAGGTGCCGGCATGACCGCGCTTTCCTCCAAGGCCTCAGCCGCCTGGGGCGGCAACCCGCCCGCCTTCGTGGCGGCGCTCGCCCAGCTCGCCGACGCCCAGGGCCTCGCCCAGGCCGGCGCGCTGATCGGCTACGGCAAGACCGCCGTCTCGCTGGTCATCGCCAACCGCTACGGCGCCGGCCTCGACCGGATCGAGGCGGCGGTCACCGCCCGCCTCGCCGTCGCCCCCGAACCCTGCCCGATCCTCGGCCCGATCGACGCCGCGCGCTGCGCCCGCGAGCAGGCCACTGCCACCCGTACCCGCTCCCTTCTCGGCGGCCTGCTGCGCAACGCCTGCCGATCCTGCCCCCGGAGGTCCCCGTCATGAATCACCCCGGCACCGCCGTGGCGTCCAAGATGGACGCCCTGGCCGCCCAGCTCGACCGGCTGGCTGAAACCCCCAGCCAGCAGGCGCCCGCCCAGACCAACGTTCTGGCCGACCGCCTCATCATCCTGGCCGACGATGCCAAGCAGGTGGATTTCCGGATCGGCGTTCGGCTCGCCCAGCAGGCCGAGCCGGTGCGCGGCCGGGCCGTCGCTCGCTGCTATACCCCCTACAGCGCTGACGAGCTGTTCAGGCTCGCCATCCTCCTGCGCGCCCTAGCTGCGGCTCTCCGGACGGCGCCGACGTCCCGGCCCGCGCCGGCCGGCCAGTTCGGCGGGGGGGATGCGGCATGAGCGTCCGCCAGTACACGGAGGCCAACCTCCTGCGCATGCTGCGCGCCTACGCCGACGCCGAGGCGGCCGGCGAAACCCTGTCCGCCATCGCGCTTGCCGCGCGCCTCGGCTTGGCCGACAGCACCGGCCCCAACCTGCGCCGCGCCCTGCTCGGCCGGAGCTGGTTGGAGATCATCGAACCGCCGCGCGGCAGCTGGCCCGGTCGCGTGCGGGTTACGCCGGACGGGCAGACCACGCTGAAGACGGGCGTGGTCCCGCCGCTGGCCCAGCCCGTGCCCCACAGCCGCGCAAAAGCCCTGCGCGCCCTGCGGCTGGTCGCCGACGCCGAAGCCGCCGGATCGACGATCAACGGTCACGACCTCGGCACTGCGCTGGGCCACTCCGAGTTGCACGGCGTGGAGATCCGCGCCGACCTGATCAAGCGCGGCTGGGTCGTGGTGGTGGGCTGGATCGGCAACACCAGCATCCTGCGGCTGACGGCGCTGGGGCGCGATGCCCTGGTCGACGCACCGCCCCCGCAGCAGGACCAGCGGCATACCCTGCGCCAGCGGCGTTGCCTGTGCTGCGGCGAGGATTTCGCCAGCGAGGGACCGGGCAACCGCGTGTGCCGCAGCTGCAAGGACACCGTGGATTACCAGTCCAGTCAGATGACCTCCCATGTCGTGCGGCTCCGGTGATGACCGCGCTCCGTCCTGGCGCCCTGGTCGAGATCGAGATCCCCGCAGCCGAGGGCCGCCGCGTCGTCATGCGACGGATCTCGACGCTCCGGTGCCGGGCGGGCGGGGATTACGCCTGCTTGCTGACCGATCCGGCGGACGGTGGACTGGCGGCGGCAATCCTTGCGCAGACCGACACCGGCCGGTGGCTGTGCGCCGCCCCACCGATCCCGATGCACCCCCCGCCGCCGGACACCCGCCGGGGCCGGCCCTGACCGACACGAACCTCCACCTTCTGCACCCAAGGCAAAGACTTCATGGCTACCATCCTCACCTTCAGCGAAGCCGACGCGCTGATCGTCAATCCCTTCGACGGCGACTTCGGCGACCTCGGTACGCGCCGAGTGTCCGACACCATCATCACGGTGGCCGAGCCGCCCCGCTGTCACACCTGCGGCGGCACGCTGACCCCCGGCACCCGCTGCCGGCATCTGGTCGAACAGGCCGGATCCGAAGAGGACGGCGACGAACCCGGCGCCATCAAGCGGACGGAATACCGGTTCTGCCAGCACTGCTGCTCGGCCATGGCGCGCGACGCCAAGGACGGCGGCGACCGCCTCGGCAGCCGGATCACCCGCATGGTCCAGAACCGGGAGCGGTCCAATGGCTGATCGCCCGACTTTCGACGAAGCGGTCACCCACTGGCTGCGTTTGCGGATCGGGGAAGGCATGGGCCGGAGCGGTGAAGCCGCCCTGGTCGCCGTCACCCTGCGCATGCGGGTCGGCCTGCTGCTGACCGTGCCCGCCATCGAGACCCTGGAAGCCGCCATCACCGCCCGCTGGGGGGTGAACCTGGTGGTTTCCGCCGGAAACACCGTCGCCGACGTGGCTGCCGCCATCGTCGCCAGTTGCCAGAGGACTGCCGCCTGATGTCCAACCTGATCCGCACAATCCACGAGCAGGGATTGAATCATCCCGGCGTCCGTCCCGAGGTCACCGCAGCGACCGGCGGGCTGGCGCTGGTCGAGGCGCGGTATGGTCTGAACCGGACCATGGAAGCGCTGTTGTCCACCTATATGACTGTGTCCTGCACCCTGGCCGCGACGTACGACCTGTCGGCGCTTGATGCCGGCATCATCAGTTTGGAGGCGGCGGTCCGGCAGATGCGCGAGGCCAAGGCCGCCATGGCCGCCGGCACCGCGCCCGAGGGGGCGGTGGTCAAGCTGGGGGCGCGTTCCACTGTTCATCCGGAGGGTCGGGCATGAGCAGTCCTTGCCCCGTTCCCAGCTGCGCCGGTTCCCAGAAGACCGGCAAGCTGATGTGCCTCTCGCACTGGCGGCTGGTGTCCGACGCCACGCAGAAGGAGGTGTATCGGACGTGGCGGGCCTTTGATCGCACTCGACGTGCTGTAGGCGACGCCACCTGGGAGGCTCTGCGCGCTTATCGCACTGCCCGCGACAAGGCCATCGCCGAGGCAGCGTGCGAGCAGCGGCTCCATGACGGTAATGGGGAGGGCTGACGGCATGGCGGCCTATCCCCTTCACCTTCAGGTTGCCGCCGTTGAGGCGGCGGCCAAGGCCGATCCGAGCAACGGCGCCCTGATCACGGCAGCAGCCACCTTGCGTGAGGTCGCCGTCGCCTGCGCGCCCACCAAGCACACCTACAGCGACTGCCCGACCTGCCACAACAACTGGCAAGTCGATGCATGGCCGCACGACGATCGCCTGACCCGAGCCATGGAAGGGCTGATGCCATGACCGGCCTGTCCAAGCCCGCGATCTGGGAGCTGATCGACGCCTTGAGCAACGGCCCCCCGACGGAAGCCGGCTTCTACCTCTACGATCTGTCGGCCTGCCAGCGTGCGGACCATCACGACAACCTGCACACCCTGGCGGCGTCAATCGCCAAGGGGGTGCCGGCTGCCGCCCTGGCCCTGGCTCTCGTCTACGACCATCTGTCCCATGTCCGGCTCGACGAGGGCAACGCCGAACAGCAGACCGCCTTTGATCGGCGCCTCGACGAGCTGCGGGCGGAGGTCGGCGGCTGGGCGGCGATCCTCAAAGCCCGGACCTACCACGCCCGGCTGGCCGACTGGAAGGCCAAGCAGCCACGTTCGCCGAAGCTGGTGAAGACGCTCCGCCACCTCCGGCGCACGAGCGGGAGAGGGACATGAGTGCCCCTCCCGCTGCCCTGTCCATCACCGTCTTCGACGGCGTCGTTCCTGTTCTTCTGGTGGCTGGCCTGCCCGGTCACCCCGAGGAGGTGGCGTTCTTGGTCGACGGACCGCACGTCCGGACCCTCCGGCGGGTGCGCGGCATTCCCGCGCGCCTCCCCGAGCGTCCTTGGGCGTCCGGTCTGCCCGACCTTGCTGGCCTGCTGCGCGACGCTGCCGCCACAACCATCATGGGCGATCCGCCCGTGCAGCGGAGGGGCTGATGCCCGACGCCGCCGCCGTCAAGCTGGCGATCGCCGCCGGCGCCGCGCTCCACCGCTTGCGGCGGGGCAACGCGGTGGTCGGTGACTTCCGCGCCGAGCTGGAAGGGCTGCTCGCCGGCGTCGTCGCCATCGGCGCCGGCCGTCCCCAGTCCGTCCGGCTCGACACGGATCCGTACGCCCTGATCGACGCCCTGGTCGTGCTGTGCCGGTCGGCCGGCATGTCGGGACCCGACATGGCGGCCCGCTTCAACGACGCCATAGAGCGCTTCTCATGAAACAGCTCGACCTGTTCCGCAAGCCTCGCCGTCCAGCGGTGCCCAAGCCGCGCACCCTGCATGTGGTCGACGCCGGCCTCCCCGGTCCCGGCAAGCGGCACCCAAGGATACAGCTGGAGTGCGAGGTTTGCGGCCACGAGACCGGTTGGGTTGCCGGCCGCGCCGTTGCCATCGAACAGAAAGGCCGTGTCTGCCCCAAGTGCAAGGGTGACCCGGCCAACGTCAAACCATCCGCCGCCAAGGAGGCCGCGTCCGCGTCATGACCGGAAACGTCAAACCATCCGCCGAAGCCGCACGCTGTCGCGACCTCGCCGCCATCCACGCCATGCGGAAGGAACTGGCCTTATCGGAGGACTGCTACCGCGCCCGCGTCTCGCAGGTTTCCAGCGGCCGGACCGACAGCGCCGGCGCCCTCACCAGCCGGGAGCGCGCCACCCTCATCACCGCGCTGAAGGGACTGGGCGCCGGCCGGAAGCCGGGCCGGCCGGTGCGCCCGGCCCTGACGCAGCAGCAGCGCAAGGTGCGCGCCATGTGGCTGGCCCTGGCCGACAGCGGCGCCGTCACCGACCGCAGCGAAGCCGCCCTGGCCGCGTGGCTGAAGACCCGGATCGGCGTCGACGCCCTGCAATGGCTCCGGCCGGCCGACGCCAGCCGCGCCATCGAGCAGCTGAAGCGCTGGACCGAGCGCACCGGGGAGGCGACGCCATGACCACGCCCCGCTTACCGATCCGCAACCTGCCTGGCGTGCTGGCCGACGTGCAGCGCCTGTGCGGCGACGGTGTCGCTGTCCGCTTCGCGGCGGCCTTCGGCGACAGCAAGCTCTACATCCCGAAGGTGGCCCGCCTGCGCGACGATCACCCGCTGGTGCAGACGCTCGGCCGGCGGGCCGCGCGCCTGATCGCCTCCCGGCTCGGCGGGGAGGAATACCCCATCCCCACCGGCCGCTGGTCGATCAACCACCACAACGCCCGCCTGCTGCGTCTGGCCGGCTGGTCGTCGCGCCCGATCGCCCGCGCCCTGGCGCTGCGCGAGGGCACCGTCGATCGGCTGACCGACGATCTGGAACCGGCCTACCCGGCGCCGCAACCGGTGACGCTGCGGTGCCCCTGCTGTGGGCGCGTCTACAAGCTGACGCCACCGGCCGAGGAGGTCACCCCGGTCGCGGCGGCCGAGGCCGACGACGCCTTCCTTGCCCGCCAGCCGCCGCTGCTGCTGGCGGCTGTCACCACCGGCAAGCTGTCCGTGGCCGACCTGCGCCAGCTGGACGCCGCCACTCGGAAAGCGCCCTGACGCCATTGCGCGTTACGGGTGCGTCGTAACGCATAATTCGGTTGCTGCACCGGCTGCCCCGCCCTGATCGCCGACAGGTCGGCCGGTCACAACTCCAGGGGTAAACCCTTCGGGCGCGATGCTCGAAACTAGGGGGTATGGACAACCCCCCCGCGCCTTCCGGCCTCTCGGTCCGCCACCTCGCCCTGTTCGTCGTGCGGCCGACCCTCTCCGCCATCAGCGGCCCCGACGTCCCCGGCCTCGACAGTGAGGCCGCCGTCGAACTCCTTCTCGGCACCGCCGCCGTCGAGAGCGGCTTCCGTGCCCTCGACCAGATCACCGGCGCCGGTGATCGCCAGCTCGGCCCGGCCTATGGCCTGTACCAGATCGAGCCGGCCACTCTCGACGACCTCCACACCAATTTCCTCCGCTTCCGCCCGACGCTGGCCGCGCGCCTGTCCGGCCTCGCCGCCTCCTGGCCGTCACCGGCCGTGCAGCTGTGCACGAACCTCGCCTACGCCACGGCTGTGGCCCGGCTGATCTACTACCGCTCGCCCGTCCGCCTCGCCGCCCCCGGCGACATCGAGGGGCACGCCCGCGTCTGGAAGCAGGTCTACAACACGCCGAAGGGCAAGGGCCGGCCGGAAGAGTTCGTCGCCCGCTTCAATCGTCTCGTCGCGCCGCACCTGTAAGGATCCCGATCTTGCGCATCATCGGATGGACGCTCTGCGCCGTCGCCGCCCTGTTCGTTCTCGCCAACCGCGCCGCCCTGGCCGCCGACGTCTACAGCGTGGCGCTGCCGAAGGAGCTGTATTCGGCCCTTCTCGACTATGCCTTCCTCGGCATCAGCACCCTGCTGGCCTGGGCGATCAAGCGCGGCGCCGACCTGCTGCACGTCCGGCGGGAAAGCCTGCTGGTCGAGCGGCTGGAACAGGGCATGACCTACGCCCTGATGTACGCCCGTGAAAAAGCCCTGATGAAGGGCAGCCCGCTGACCGATTTCTCGACGCGGTCCGAACTGGTGGCGGTCGCGGCCGGCTACCTGCTGCCGAAGATGCCCGCCCTGCTGAAGGATCTGCGCATCGACGCCGAGGGGCTGAAGGAGCGCCTGACCGGCCGGCTCGATCTGGTCGCCCCGCTCGACCCGACCGCCCCCACGCCGCCGCTGGGCTGACGTGGACTTCGGCGACGAAGGCGAGGCGCGCAGCGCCCACGACACGGCGGTGGCGATCACCGCCGTCCGTGGCCGGCTGGCGCGGGCAGGAACCGCCACCTGCATCGAATGCGACGCGGCCATCCCACAGGGGCGCCGCGACGCCTACCGCGCCGCGACGCGGTGCGTGGACTGCGAAGAACGACTGGAACGGGAGCGTAAGCAATGGAAGCGGTGACGAAATGGGGTTGGGCGGCGGCGCTGGTGTTCAACACCGTGCTGGCCTGGATCGTCTGGTCGTTGCGCACGGGCTACGTCTCGCGCTCCGACCATGACGCGCTGGGCACCCGCGTCGCGTTGATCGAACGCGACCTCACGCACCTGCCCACCGCCGACGACTTCGCCAAGATGCGCGGCGAGTTCGCCACCCTCAAAGGCCAGAGCGAGGCGCAACAGCAGTTGCTCAACCGCATCGCGGCCAGCGTGACCCGGATCGAAGACTTCCTGCTGAAGGCCAAAGTGTGATGAGCTTCCAGGCCCACCTGACCGAAGACCTGCGCCTCTGTATCCTGCGCGTCCTGTCCGAGGCGCCGGGCAACCGGGGCAACGCCTCCATCATCCAGACCGCCGTCAACGCGCTGGGTCATCATGTCACCCGCGAGCAGGTGACGCAGCAGATTGCCTATCTCGCCAGTCTGGACGCCGTCGCCACCGAGCAGGTCGGCCCGGTGCTGGTGGCGACGCTGCGCACCAACGGCGAGAACCATCTGCGTCGTCTCGGCCCGCCGCTGCCCGGCGTCAAGCTGCCGTCGCTGGGCTGACCCATGGCCCCCCGTTCGACCCTCGACCGCCTGCCGAAGGAAATCCGTGAGGAGCTTGGCCGCCTGCGCGAGGATGGCTGGACGATCGACGAGCTGCTGTCCAAGCTCCAAGCCCTGCGCGCCGAGGGCCGCCACGACGTCGACGTCTCCCGGTCGGCGGTCGGCCGCTACGTGCAGGGGATGGACAAGATCGGCGAACGCCTGCGCCAGTCCCGCGCCATGGCCGAGGGCTTGGTGCGCCAGCTCGGCGACGAACCCGACACCAAGGTCGCCCGGCTCAACATCGAGCTGGGGCACGCGCTGATCATGAACCTGCTGACCGGCGCCGGCGAGGATGGCGAGGAAGGCGGCCCGGTCACCTTCGATCCCGAGCAGGTCATGTTCCTGACCTCCTCCATTCAGAAGCTCGCCAGTGCCCGCAAGACGGACGCCGAGCTGATCCTCCGTCTCCAGACCGAGGCGGACAAGCGCGCCATCGCCGCCATGGAGGCCACCGCCAAGCGCAAGGGGCTGTCGGCCGACACCATCGCCGACATCAAGAAGGACTTTCTCGGCATCCGGAAGGCGCCATGAAACCCCGCCCCGCCGCCGAGGATTTCGGACGCCTGCCCGCCGAGATCCCGTCTCTCGGCCACAACGGCGGTCCGCCCATGGACCTGCTTCTGGCCTACCAGAAGCATCTGCTGGAGACGACGGCGCTCTTCCCCGTCGTCGTCGTCGAGAAGAGCCGCCGCATCGGCTACACCTGGGCGATCGCCGCCGACGCCGTCCTGACCAGCGCGGCCGGGAAGGCCGCGAAGGGCATGGACACGCTCTACATCGGCTACAACCTCGACATGGCGCGGGAGTTCATCGACACCTGCGGCGCCTGGGCGCGGCTGTTCGACAAGGCGTGTTCGGCGATGTCGGAGGAGCTGTTCGACGACGGGTCCGACGACGGCATCAAGGCATTCCGCATCAGCTTCGCCAGCGGCTTCGAGATCGTCGCCCTGGCCTCGCGCCCGCGCTCCCTGCGCGGCCGGCAGGGCTATGTGATCATCGACGAAGCCGCCTTCCACGACGATCTGGACGAGCTGCTGAAGGCGGCGATGGCGCTGCTGATCTGGGGCGGCAAGGTCGCCGTCATCAGCACGCACAACGGCACCGCCCATCCCTTCAATCAGTTGATCGACGCTTGCCGGGCCGGCAAGAAGCCGTATCCCGTCCTGCGCGTCACCTTCGACGACGCCCTGAAGGACGGGCTGTTCCGGCGCATCTGCTTGGTCAAGGGCGACGACTGGAGCCAGGAGGCCGAGGACGCCTGGGCGGCTGGCATCTACGCCAGCTACGGCGACGCGGCCGACGAGGAACTGCGGGTCATCCCGAAAAACAAGGGTGGGACCTGGCTGCCGCGTGACCTGGTCGTGGCCCGCATGTCGGCCGAGATCCCGGTGTTGCGCTGGGAGTGCGAACCCGGCTTCGTCGACCTGCCGGACTATGCCCGCACCGCCGTCGCCCTGGCGTGGTGCGAGGAGCATCTGAAGCCGCTGCTCGACCGTCTCGACCCGACCCGTCAGTCGGTCTACGGCCACGATTACGCCCGGTTGCGCGACGCCTCGGTCGGCTGGCCGGCGCAGATCATGTCCGACCTGACCCTGCGCACCGCCTTCGTGTTCGAGTTGCGCAACGTCCCCGACGAAGAACAGAAGCTGATCGTCCGCTACGTGCTGGACCGGATGCCACGTCTGGTGAAGGCGGCGATCGACGCCGGCGGCAACGGCGCCAGCCTCGCCGAGCGCATGCGCCAGCTCTTCGGGCCGGACCGGGTCGAGGAGGTCAAGTTCTCGACCGAGTGGTACCGGGTCAACATGCCGCCCTTCAAGGCAGCGCTGGAAGGCGCCGCCATGCTGCTGGCGAAGGACGCCGACATCCTGGTCGACTTCGGCCAGTTCGAAATGCGCGACGGCGTCGCCCAGTTGAAGCGCCATCAGGCGCGTACCACCGGCACGGACGGTTACAAGCGCCACGGCGACGCCGGCATCGCCGCCGTCCTGGCGCATTACGCCAGCCGCTTGCCGGCGCAGAGCTACGGCTACGAGCCGGCCCGCAGCGCCGAGGCCAACCGCCGCCACGATATGCCCGACTTCACCGACGACGACGACCGGGGCCAAGGCTTCGGCGCCGGAGGATACTGACCCATGGCGACCATCCGCATCACGTCCCCGATCCTCGATCCCGTCACCGGCAAGCCGATCGTCCGCGAGGTGCTGGCGGAAGAGCTGTCCGCCCCGACCGTCACCGGCGTCCGCAGCGTCCTGGCTGAGCATCCGTCGCAAGGTCTGACGCCACGCCGTCTCGGCTCCATCCTGTTGGAGGCCGAGCAGGGCGACCCGTCCGCCTATCTGGCGCTTGCCGAGGAGATCGAGGAGAAGTTCATCCATTACCGGTCCGTTCTGGGAACCCGGCGCCTGTCCGTCTCCCAGCTCGACGTGACGGTGGAGGCGGCCAGCGACAAGCCCGAGGACATCGAGGCGGCCGACCTGATTCGTCTGGTGATCGCCGACGATGCTTTCGCCGACGTGCTCTACGACCTGCTCGACGGCATCGGCAAGGGCTTCTCGGTCGCCGAGATCGTCTGGGACATGAGCCGGCAGCCCTGGCTCCCGGCCGGCATCGTCTGGCGTGATCCGCGATGGTTCCAGTTCAACCGGACGGACGGCACCACCCTGCGCCTGCGCGAGCCGGGTTACGCTGAGGGCCGCGACCTCGACCCTTTCAAGTATATCGTCCATAAGCCCCGGACGAAATCCGGTGTCCCGATCCGGGGCGGCCTCGCCCGGCCGGCCTGCTGGGCGTGGCTGTTCACCAGCTTCGGCACCAAGGACTGGCTGTCCTTCGTGGAGACGTACGGGCAGCCGATCCGCGTCGGTCGCTACGGGCCGGGTGCGTCGAAGGAGGACATGGCGGCGCTGCTGCGCGCGGTGCGGAACATCGCGGCCGATGCCGCCGCCATCATCCCCCAGTCGATGAATTTGGAGTTCGTCGAGGCGAGCAAGGCCGCCGCCAACGCCGCCGTGTTCCAGGGCTTGGTGGAGTTCTTCGAGCGGCAGACGTCGAAGCTGGTGCTCGGTCAGACCGCCACCACCGACGCGATCGCCGGCGGGCACGCGGTCGGCCAGGAACACCGGCAGGTCCAGGAGGACATCGAGCGCGCCGACGCGCGCCAGCTGATGGTGACGCTGAAGCGCGATCTGGTCGTGCCGGCCGTGATCCTCAATCTGGGGCATCGCGACGCCTACCCGACGATCCGGATCGGCCGTCCCGACACCAAGGATCTGAAGCTCCAGCTCGACGCCCTGAAGGGGCTGGTGCCGCTGGGGCTGAAGGTGTCGGCCTCCGAGGTGCGCGACCGGTTCGGCTTTGCGGATCCCGATCCGAAAGACGAGTTGCTGGGCGCTCCGGCCCCGCCGTCTTCAGGGACGCCGCCGGAGCCACCGGCCGATCCGGCGCCAGCTGGTGACGCCCCCGCACTGGCCTCCCATGGCGCCCATAGTCCCGACGCGGTTGACGGCATGGTCGACGAGCTGCTGGCCGACTGGCGGCCTTTGGCCGCTCCCTTGGTGACCGCCGTGCTGGCGGCGGCCGAGGGCGCGACCAGCGCCGAGGATTTCGTCGCCCGCTTGGTCGACGTCGCCGGCGCCGATCACACCGGCGTGCTGTCCGACGCTCTTTCGCGCGGTCAGTTCATGGCACGGGTTGCGGCCAAGGCGGGGGCGGTAGGCAGTGATGCCGGCTGAGCCTGTCCAAGCTTTGAAATACCCTCAGCCGGGCGGCCGGCGGGGGTCGGGCTGCGTCAACAGCCCGAACCGCGAGGGAGCGCCTCGCACGACCGCAATAGGCCGTCTCACGGCCGTCCCGCTTCCCCAGCTGGGGGCGGGCACCATAGGCAATCCGACCCATGGAGGAAATCCGTTGTGGATCCTGCCGCCGGCTTTTGGCGCGCGGGACCGCAGAAATGCTCGAAATCAAGTGTCCGCGTTGCGGCACCATGAATCATGTGAGGGTCATGAACCCCCTACCCGAGCGCCCGAGAGCGCCCGACTCGATAGAGAGAGTTCGTGGACATTGCGATTGATCGTTTCGCCCCTATCACCCTTGGCGATGGAACGGCGGTGTTGTTTCGTGGCGACGTCCTGCATGTTCTTCCGACCTTGGAAGCCGGCTCCGTCGATCACGTCTTCACCGATCCACCCTACTCCAGCGGCGGCCAATCCCGTGGCGCTCGAATGGGCATCACGAGCCAGAAATACATCTTCGGTGACAAGAAGGCAGGCCGCTATCCCGACTTCCTGGGCGACAACCGAGACCAGCGCGGTTACGCCTACTGGTTCACGCTCTGGGCATCGTTCTGCTATGGGCTGCTCAAGCCGGGCGGGGTGTTTGCCACCTTCACCGACTGGCGTCAGGCACCCGCGACCAGCGACGCCATCCAGGCCGCCGGTTTGGTCTGGCGTGGCACGGTCGTGTGGGACAAGACGGAAGGGAGCCGGCCCGACAAGGGGCGGTTTCGGCATCAAGCCGAATACCTGTTGTGGGCCAGCCACGGACCGCACCGGCCCGGCCCTGACGCCCCCTGTCTTCCGGGTGTTTTCCGCCACCCCGTGCGGGCGGCGGACAAGCATCACATGGCCGGCAAGCCAACGGCGCTCATGGCCGACCTGTTACGGATCACCCAGCCCGGCGACGTCATTCTCGACCCCTTCATGGGGTCGGGCACCACCGGTGTCGCGGCCATCCAGTCCGGCCGCCGCTTCATCGGCATCGAACAGTCACCGGCCATCTTTGAAACCGCAGCGTCCCGCATCCGTACAGCCCTAGCCAAGTAGCAGCTCATGCCCGCTCCGTCTCTCACACCCCTGCCGCCTGAACAGGCGATCCGCTTCCTGGAAGCCAAGGGCCACCGGGTCGGCTTCGCGTGGCAGGACGTGTGGGAGGCGGAACACGCCGTCTCCTTCACCGTCGCCAAGATGATGCAGGTCGACCTGCTGGCCGACGTCCATGCCTCGCTGGTGACGGCGTTGAAGGAGGGGCAGAGCTTCGACCAGTGGCGCAAGGGACTGGAGCCGATGCTTCAGGCGCGCGGCTGGTGGGGACAGTCGGTCGAGACGGATCCGCTGACCGGAGAGGAGAAGGCGGTCCAGCTCGGCAGCCCGCGCCGGCTGCGCACCATCTTCGACACCAACGTCCGCATGGCGATGGCGGCCGGCCAGTGGGAGCGGATCGAACGGCTGGCGCCGGCCCGGCCGTACCTCCGCTACGTCGCCGTCAAGGATGACCGGACCCGGCCGGACCACCTGGCCTGGAACGGCACCATCCTGCCGGTCGGCCACGCTTGGTGGGACACCCACAGCCCGCCCTGCGGCTGGGGCTGCCGCTGCACGGTGCAGCAGCTCTCGGTCCGCGATCTGGAGCGGGCCGGCTGGACCGTGACGGCAAACCCGCCGCCGCTCGACCCGCGCCCGTGGCTCAACCGCCGCACCGGAGAGACGGTCGAGGTGCCGGCCGGCGTCGATCCCGGCTTCGCCTACCACAAGGGCAAGGCCGCCCGCACCGCGTCCAGCGCGCGCCAGCTGTTGGAGAAGATGGCAGAGCTGCCGCCCGAGCTGGCGGCCGAGGTGGCCGACCCGCCGACGCTGGCCCGGCAAATCCAACCGGAGTTCGCCCGGTGGGTCGATACCCTCGATCTGGCCCGTCCGCGTGGCGACATGCGGCCGGTCGGCACCCTGTCCCCGCCCATCGTCCGCTGGCTGGCGGACAACAAGCCCGAGCTGATGCCGGACAGCGGCGCCCTGATGGTGTCGGACAAGGGCCTGTCGCACCTGCTGCGCGACGCCAAGAAGGAGGCGCAACGCCTGCTCCCGGCCGACGTCAAGCGCCTGCCCACCATCCTGGCCGAGCCGGCCGCCGTCTATTTCGACCATCTGAACCCGGCGCTGCTCTATGTCTTCGACCCGCCGGGCCGCGACGGCAAGCTGGGCAAGATCGTGGTGCGGGTCAACTTCGCCACCAAGACGCCGAACCGCGCCTCGGTGCGTGGCAACTTCGTCGTCACCGGCGGACTGGTGGCGCCCGCCGACATCGAGCGCGACGCCCGCTATGTCCGGGTCGACGGGAAGGCGTGATCAAGGAGCCTGTGACCAAGGGGGCACGCCACTTTCCCCGTGAGGATCGACGGTTTCCCATCCACCCAACCGGACCGGCGGTTTCCCGGTTGTCATGATCACAGGCTCCTCTCTTACATAAGCGGACGCCCCCATCGCGTCCAGCCCGCCAAACGCCCGCCCATGCGTTTTGCCGTCTGCGACGCACGTCCGGGGCCGCCGCCCCCCGAACCGGTTTAAAAACCTGTTTAAACGGGCGGCGTGAGGCCATCCCGCCGGGCGAGGTGCCCCGTCTGGGCGCCGCCACCTCCAAAGTGCCGGAAAATCCCCCCGCAACTCGTCCCGGATACGGACGCGCGCCAAGTCGCCAAACTGGCGGCATGACGACGACGCGCCCTTCCTTCTCCCCCTACGGCGCCGGTGCCCTCGCGGTGCCGGCGCCGGCCCTTTGCACCGCCGGCCTGGCGGGCGAAACCGTCGCGACCTGCGCCGGCCTGACGGATCTGACGACGGCCGGCACGCCGCCGCGCCGCATCCAGCTGTTGCCGGCCGGCACCGTCAAACCATCCGACGGTCGCGCGTCGTGGACGCTGACCGACGCCGCCGCCGTGGTGCGGGCCTCGCTCGCCGCCGCCCCCCACGGGCTGTTGGCGATCGACTACGACCACGCCGCCGATCTGGCCGCGCCCAAGGGCGGTCCCGCCCCGGCGGCCGGCTGGATCACCGGTCTGGAGGTCAACGCCTACGGTGAGGTCTGGGCCGACGTCGAGTGGACCGAGGCCGGCGCCCGCGCCATCGCGTCCAAGGAGTACCGCTTCCTCTCGCCGTCCTTCCTCTACGCCGAGAAGGACCGCGCCATCACCCGCATCATCGGCGCCGCCCTGGTCAACCGGCCGGCGCTGCCGCAGCTCACCGCCCTCGCTCATGCCCACGGAGATCGCATGGATCCGTTTCTCGTGGCGTTGCTGGAGGCTCTTGGCTTGCCCAAGTCGGCCGACCAGTCCACCGCCATCGCCACCGTCACCACCCTGAAGGCCGGCACCGGCCCGGCCACCGCGCTGTGCGCCGCCGTCGGCCTCGCCGCCGGCGCCACCGCCGAGCAGCTGGCCGCCGCCGTCACCAGCCTGAAGGCGACCGCCGATCAGCTGCCGGCCATCGCCTCGGCCGCCGGTCTGGCCGCGACGGCCACCCCGGCCGAGCTGGTCGCCGCCGTCACGACGCTGAAGACGAACGCCACCGCCGCCACCGTGCTGGAGACGCAGGTCGCCACCCTGTCCAGCCGGCTGAAGACGCTGGAGGGGGACAAGATCGCCGACGAGGTCGACGCCGCCATCGCCGCCGGCAAGTTCGTTCCCGCCCAGCGCGCCGAGCTGCTGGCGCTTGCGGCGGCCGACAAGCCGCTGTTCGACCGGCTGGCCGGCAGCGCCGTGCCGGTGCTGACGCCGGGCGAGCAGGCCCGCCAGGACGTCAAGTCCGGCGGTCTGACCGCCGAGCAGAAGGCGGTCTGCGCCGCCATGGGCCTGACCGAGGACGCCTTCAAGGCGACCTTGGCCGCCAGCGGGAAGGGAGCCTGATCCATGGTCGCGCTCTCCAACGATCGCAACACGCCGAAGGCCAACAACGGCTTCACCCACGGGGCGCGTGATCTGGCGCCGACAACCACGGTCTTCGCCGGCTCCCTGGTCGGGCAGACCTCGGCCGGGCTGGCGGTGCCGGCGAGGCCGCAGGCGTCCATCACCATGCTTGGCTGCGCCCGTCATCGCGCCTCGACCGAGCTGGCCGGCCTACCCACCAGCGTCGAGTTCGACCGCGGCGTCTTCCGCTTCGCCAACTCCCCCAGCGCCGATGCCATCACGCTGGGGGACTACGGGAAGACGGTCTACGCGGTCGACGACCAGACCGTCGCCAAGACCAACGGCGGCGGCGCCCGGCCGGCCGCCGGCATCGTCCGCAATGTCGACGCCCTCGGCGTCTGGATCGAGCTGTAAGGAGCCGCATTCCATGGACCTGACCCGTCCGAACCTTCAAGCCCTGTTCACGGGCTTTCAAACCGCTTTCATGGGCGGTCTGCGGAGCGTGGCCGGCGCCGACGCCTACCGCACCGTCGCCATGGTCGTGAACTCGACCCACGCGGCGGAAAACTACGGCTGGATGAAGGACCTGCCCGGCATCCGCGAATGGGTCGGCCCCCGCGTCATCCATTCCCTCGACACGGCGGATTACAGCATCCGCAACAGGGCGTGGGAACTGACCATCGGCATCGGTCGCGACAAGATCGAGGATGATTCCTACGGCATCTACACGCCGTTCATCAGCGAGCTGGGCCAGTCCGGCGGTCGCTTCCCCAACAAGCTGGTGTTCGAGCTGCTGAAGGGCGGCTTCTTCACCCGCTGCTGGGACGGGCAGTATTTCTTCGACACCGACCATCCGGTGACGGCGGCGGACGGCAGCACGGTGTCGGTCAGCAACATGCAGGCCGGCTCCGGATCGCCCTGGTTCCTGATGGACCTGAGCCGGGCGGTCAAGCCGATCGTCTTCCAGTCGCGCAAGAGCTTCGATTTCACGCGCATGGACGGCGATACCGACGAGGTCGTCTTCGATCGCAACGAGTATCGCTACGGCACGGCCGGGCGCTGCAACGTCGGCTTCGGGTTCTGGCAGCTCGCCTTCGGCTCCAAGGCGCCGCTGGACAAGGACGCCTATGAAGATGCCCGCACCAAGATGGGGCTTTTCACCCGCGACGGCGGCGACCCCCTCGACACGAGCGGCACTCATCTGGTCTGCGGCCCGAGCAACGAGGGCAAGGCCAGGGCAGTGCTGAAGGCCGTCACCGAAACCGGCGGCGGCAGCAACGTCTGGGCCGGCTCGGCCGAACTCGTTGTCGTGCCCTGGCTGGGCTGAAGGAGCGGAAGCATGGAAGAGAAGAAGCAGGATCTGATCATCGTCGCCCGGCCGGCGGAAGGCTTCCGCCGCTGCGGCATCCACCATCCGGCGCAGCAGGTCCGCCATCCGGCCGGCACCTTCGGCATGGAGGATTACTGGACGCTGAAGCGGGAACCCCAGCTGGTCGTGATCGAGGTCGACCCGCTGCCGGAGCAGGAAGCCGGGTCGGTGTCCGAGGATGGCGCCGCCCCGGCGAAGACCGGCCGGGGCAAGGGCGGCGCGTCCGGCTGACATCGCCCTCATGAGGTGGGCGGGGATCGCCGATCCCCGTCGCCACGTCAAACCATCCAGCGAGACCGCCCGTGCCCTACGTCACCAAAGCCGATCTGGTTCGGCGCTACACCGAGACGAAGCTGCGCCAGCTGACCGACCGCGAGGCGCCCTACACCGGCGCCATCGTCGACACGGTGCTGGAGCAGGCGATCGCCTCGGCCGACAGCGTGATCGACGGTCATCTGTCCGGCCGCTACACGCTGCCGTTGACGGTCGTGCCGCCGCTGCTGACCGACGTCGCCGCCCGGCTGGCCGTCGCCGCCCTGCACGTCGACACCGCGCCGGAGAAGATCACGGCCGACTGTCAGGCTGCGATCCGGACCCTGCGCGACATCGCCGCCGGCACCGTCCAGCTGGACGTCGGCGGCGTCGAGGCGGCGCCCGCCGCCCCGGCCGGCATCGAGGTCGACGCCGCGCCCCGCGCCTTCGGGCGCGAGAACCTGCGGGACTGGTGATGGCGGACCCGACCGGCGCCTCGGTCCGGATCGACGACGCCGAGCTGCGCCGGCTGCTCGGCGGACTGGAGACCGCCGGCCGCGACCTGACCGACCTGATGGAGACGCTGGCCGCGCAGGTCGAGTTCGACACCGCCCGCCGTTTCGAAACGCAGACCGATCCGGACGGCAATCCGTGGCCGCCCTCGGTCCGTGCGCTCGCCGAGAACGGCGAGACGCTGACCGACACCGCCCGCCTGCGCCAGTCCATCGCCAGCCACGTCAGCCCCACGGCCTTCGAGGTCGGCACCAACGTCGTCTATGCGGCGATCCACCAGTTCGGCGGCGCCATCCACATGCCGGAGCGGCAACAGACCATGTATTGGCACCACCGTGGCGACACGTCGAAGGCGTCCTGGCGGGCGAGCCGGACCTTCGCGGACTGGAGCTTTGCCAAGAAGTCCAAGGCCAACTACAGCGAGACCCACACCGTCAAGGCGCACGACGTCACCATGCCGGCGCGGCCCTACCTCGGCGTGTCGGAGGGCGGCATGGCCGAGCTGGGCGTGATCGCCCGCGACTGGCTGGCCGGGGCAGCCGGCATCCGGGGCGCGGCATGAGCGCCTTCGTGCCGGTCGATCTGGCGTCGGCGGTGCAGGACCGTCTGCGCGACCGCATCCCGGCCGCCGAGCTGCCGGACATCGCCGGCGAGACCGACTTCGCCACGCTGGTGGCGGAACGCCGCCTGCCGCCGCGTCTGCCGGCCGCCTTCGTCATCGCCACCGGCTTCAACGTGCAGTTCCAGCGCCGCGTCGGCACCATCAGCCACGACATCACGCAGGGCCTCGGCGTCGTGCTGGTGCAGTCGCACGCCGGCGACGCCTCGGGCGCCCTGGCCCGCGCCGCAGTCTGGCCGCTGGAGCTGCGGGTCATCCAGGCGCTTGCCGGCTGGTCGCCCGCCAGCGGCTACGCCGGCTTCGCGCTGACCGAAAGCCAGCTTCAGGGGCTCGGCGGCGCCGGCGCGGCCGGCAGCGTCGCCAGCACCATCAGCTTCGTCACCGAGTGGAAACTTCACAGCAGGGAGGCGTCGTGAAACGCGCCATCGACACCATCGTCCACGACCAGGCGCACGGCCCGGTCCCCGTCACCCCGGCGCCGGCCGTCCCCAGTCCGGAGCCGGCGCCCGCCACCGTCGACGCGCCGATCGGCGGCGACACCGCCGAGGCGCCCCCCATCACCAAGCGCCGCCGCACCGCCGGCGGCGAGGAGTAAGCCATCATGGCGACCCTGCCCAGCTCCCCGGTCCACTGGGACCATAAAGCCGTTCTCGCCGACGTCGAGACCGCCTTCGGCGACGGCGCGGCGGCACTGACCGGCGCCAACGCCATCCGCCTGTGGGACGTGACGTGGACGCCGCTGGAAGCCGACATCAAGGAGCTTCCGTATGTGAAGCCTTTCTTCGGCGCGAACGCCTCCATCCTGCTGAACAAGCGCTCCAAGCTGTCGGCCAAGGTCGCCCTGGTCGGCGCCGGCACCGCCGGCATTCCCTGCTGGGACATCTTCGCCCGCGCCGGCGGCGCGGTCCGCGCGCAGGTCGCCGCGACGGCCAATGCCACCATCGCCGCCACGGCGGTCAAGACGAGCGGCACCGGCGCCTTCGCCTACGCCCGAACCACGGCCTATGGCGGTGTCCACCCGCGCACCGCGACGCTGACCTGCACGACGCCGGGCGGCACCGGCGTGGCCGCCTTCACGGTCGCGGCGCCCGCCCTGGGATCGGACCCGGCCTATTCGGAAACCGGCGTCGTCATGACCACGGCCTCGCCCTTCCAGCTGCCGGGCGGCGCGGTCATCACCCCCAGCGCGATCGGCACCAACTTCGCCGCCGGCGACGTCTTCACCATCGCGTTGACGCCGGCCGGCTGCACCTACAGCCCGTCGAGCGACCGCGCCGGCCACAAGAGCCTGGAAGTGGTTCTGACCCTGCCGGACCCGGAGGACGCCGCCAAGGTCCAGCGGTGGCGCATGCTCGGCGGGCGCTGCACCATCAAGGCCAGCGGGACCGCCGACGATTTCCCGTACTTCGAGATCGAGGTGACGGCCGATTACGCGGCGCCGGTGCTCGTGCTGGAGATCGAGCCCGATTACACCGCGTGGCCCGACCCCCTGGTCGTGTCGACGGAGAACACGCCGCTGGCCAACCTCTTCGGCCAGGACGTCGTCTTGGAAAGCTTCGGCTGGGACGCCGGCAACACCGTCGAGTACGTCTCGCGCGTCGGCCGCAAGGGCGCCCGCATCAACGACGCCAAGGCCAGCCTCACCGCCAAGATCGAAGCCCCCTCCATGGCGTCGATCGACTTCTTCGCCCTCTGCGTCAGCCGCGCTTTCGGGACGTTCGTGCTTCAGCACGGCGTCGACGCCGGCGACGCGGTGGTGATCCGCGCCGACCGCTGGCAGCTCGACCCGCCGAAGCCCGGCGAGAGCAAGAAGGATTTCGTCTTCGACCTGTCCGGCAAGGCGGTGCCCCTGACCGAGGGTACCGACTGGACGATCTTCGCCTCGGCCGCCGCCGCGTAATCCCGAAACAGAGGATCCCTTTCCATGAGCAAACCCGTCTTCGTTCTCGACGATGATCTGACCGTCACCAGCCCGGTCCACATCCAGCAGCCGACCTCGGCGCGGACCGGCGGCGGCAAGTCGCAGCAGGGCTTCGTCACCCGCACCGCCTACGTCACCTTCCGCGTGCCCACCGAGGACGAGCTGGACGACGTCTCCGAGCAGGTCCAGCGCCACAACGAGGCGCAGGTCAAACGCATCGCCGACGTGGAGCGGGAGCGCAGCGAAGCGACCGACGACGCCGAGCGCGCCGCCGCCGAACGCCGGCTGACCGAGCTGCGGCGCGAGCTGCGGCTTCAGCAGGCCGAACAGCTCAAGGCGTTCGTCGTCGACCTGCCGGAGGGGCACGGTTTCGCCGAGAAGGACGGCACGCCCTGTGAGTTTTCGCCCGACCTGATCGGCCGGCTGTGCCAGTACCGCGCCGTGCGCGCCGCGCTGTGGACGGCCTTCCTGCTCGTGCTGAACGGGGATCCGAAGCGGGGAAACTGATCGCGGCCGTCCGTCGCTGGGCTGGGGCGGACGCTTCCTCCCCCCAGCGGCGGCGGGCGGTCTCGCCCAACCCCACGGTGGGCGACTGGGCGGAGCTGACCGGCGCGGAGCCGGTCGCCGAGGCGGCGAGGGAGGAGGCGCCGGACATCGTGCGGGTGTGGGCCGGGGTGTGGCCGGTCTTCGAGTTGTTCATCGCGGCGGAACGGCTGTGGCGGTATCCCGCTTTGGGAGGCCCACCGATCGGCCTGGACTGGGCACAGTTGCGCGTCCTGGCCGATGGGTACGGGGTGCCCTGGGACCGCACCACGCTGGTGCTGATCCAGGCGGCCGAGGCCGAGGCGGGCGGCATCTGGCTGGCGGAATGGAAGCGGAAGAACCCGCCAAAAACCAAGGGATAGCGGGGTATCCCCCCGCAGATTGCCCCGTCGAACGGGGACGGCGCGACGGTCGATAATGGCCGTCGCGCTGTTCTTTTTCCGGGTTCCATCGTGGCGAACATGAAGGTCGCTTTCCAGTTCACCGCCGACGCCGCCGGGCTGATCGGTGGTGTCCGTGTGTCGCGCGAGGAAATGGACAAGCTCGCGGCGACCGCCACCGGCGCCGGGTTGCGCGGCGTGGCCGGGGACAGCGTGACCGACCTGGGGCGGCTGGGCGACGCCGCGAACGATGCCGGCGCCGCACTGCGCCGTGTCGGTGACCGCTCCGGGGTTGTGTCGCTGGAGGAGCATCGCCGGGCCACCGGCGCACTGTCCGCCGACATGGGGGAGGTCTCGGAGCGCGCCAAGCTGTTGCAGCGGACGGTTGCCGATGGGGCGGCCGTCCATCGGCAGGCCGCCGACATCCTGTCGGTTCACAGCGGCATGACGCGGTCGTTCAGCGCGGCGCTGGACGGGGCCAACGACCGGGCATCCGGCCTGACGGACATGCTTGGCACCCTTGCCGGCGGCCTGAAGACCATGGGCGCTCTGCTGGCGGTCGATCGCGTGCTCGCCTTCGGCGGCGAGCTGATCGGCGCCGCGTCGCAGGCGCAGCAGTTGGAACGCCGGCTGGCCAGCTTGGTGGGCACCGGCGCCGCCCTGCGCGACAATCAGGATTGGCTGTCGAAGTCGGCCGACCGGCTGGGACAGAGCACCGCCGTCCTGGCCGACAGCTACGCCCGCCTGCTGAACCTGTCGCGGTCCGGTCTGGTGACGGTCGACCAAGCCCGCGCCTTCACCGAAGGACTGGCGAACGCACAGGTGAAGTACGCGGCGGACGCCGGCCGGATGGGCGACGTCATGTACGGCCTCAGCCAAGCGTTGGCCTCGCCCATCGTCCACATGGAGGAATTGAATCAGGTCGTCGAGCCGCTGCCCGGCCTGTTGCTCGACCTGGACAAGGCAGCCGGGTTGCCGACCGGTGGCTTCCGCAAGCTGATCGCCGAAGGCCGGGTGACGTCGGAGGTCTTCCGCGACACCCTGCTGAAGGCGCTGAAGGGCTACGCCGGAGAGGCCGAGCGCGCATCGGGATCCGTCGAAGCCGCGTTCCAGCGGATCGAGAATGCGCAGCAGCGGTTCCTGGCCAACGGCGGCAGGCTTCTGATTGACGGTTGGATCAGCATCCTGAACGCTGGAACGACCGCCCTGAACACGGCCGACAGCGCGTTGTCCTGGGGAACGCGGAAGACGGACGAAGCAGCGTTGGTCCGCGAGCAGTTCGCCCTGGATCGCCTGCTCGACCGGCGGCGCCAGTTGGAGGCCGACCGCGCCCGCTACGCCGCCGGTGCCGGCGGCGTCTACGCCAAACGCAACCTCGCCATGACGGACGGCCAGCTGGCCGACGTCGAGAAGGACATCGACGCGAGCCTTGCGAAGCTACGGACATTGGAGACCGCGCTCGGCGACGCGAAGGACGGCTGGGCCGAAATGTGGGGGTCGGCGGAAGCTGGTCAGTCGGTCACCGACAAGCTGGCCGGCCGCCTCGCCGATGCCGCCGACGCCGTCGACCTGGTTGTCACCCGCAACGGCCTGCTGACCAAGTCGGAGGTCGAGCTGCGGACGCAGACCGACGTTCTGACGCGCGTTCTCGCCCTGCCGCCGGCCGAGCTGAAAAAGCTGGGGATTTCCGCCGCCGACGCCGCCTTCCTGATGGGACAGCTGGAGGAGAAGATTTCCCCGGTCGCGGCGGCGATCGCACGGTTGAAGCGTGAGGCGGCCACCGTCGAAGTCTCGCCCAAGTTCCGGAGCTTGTACGAGACGCTGGATCAGGCCGAGCAGGACAAGGGCCGGCCGCTGACCGACGACGAAAGCGCCGGCCTGACGGCGGCGTGGCGCACGAAGCGGAACGCCGACAGCGCGGAACAGGTCCGCCTGACCAACGAGGCGGCGGCGGCGGCCGACAAGCTGGCGAAGGCGCAAGCCAGCGGAAACCCGGCCACCATCGCCGCCGCGCAGGCCGACAAGGCGGTCGCGGATGCCCTGCGCGACGGAGTCATCGTCCAGGCCAACGCCGCCTCCTTCCGGACCGGAAAGCTGCGCGAGGCCATGGCCGGCCTGTCCGGTCAGGCCGGCGAGGCCGCCACCGCCAGCAGCCGGCAGGCCCGCCAGCTGCTCGACATGGCCGCCGCCACCGAGAAGGGCGGCGCGGCGGTCGCGGCGGTGACGCTGGCGCAGCAGATCGAGAACGAGACGCTGAAGGTCGGCGCCGGCGCCCATGGCGAGCTGGCGGCGCGGTTGACCGAGGAGGACGCCGCCCGGCGGACGCTCGCCGCCGCGCAGTGGAACCGCGATCTTGACCTTCAGATCACCGCGACGAAGGCCCTGGCCGAAGCCGGGCTGGGCGGCGCCAGGGCGGTGGCCGAGGCCACCATCCGCAATCAGGCCGCCGCGCAGGTCGAGAAGGAAGGCGTGGCCGTCGACGGCGAACGGGCCAAGGCGATCGGCGCGAAGACGGCCGAGCTGGTGAAGTGGCAGCAGCAGCAGGGCTACAATCAGGCACTCCGCTCGAAGGATGAAGAGATCCAGCTGTTGCAGCTGGAGCAGTCCCTTCAGGGCGAAGGCGAGACAATCCGCACCCGTACCCTGGAACTCGCCCGCGCCGAGCTGGAGATCCGTCGCCAGTTCCCGAACGCGACCGAGGACGAGGTCGCCGCGCTGCTGCGCAAGCACGACGCGGCCATCCGGCTGCGCGCCGACATCGAGCAGCAGGGCGCGCTGTGGACCGAACTGGGCCGGCTGGGCGAGCAGGCGTTCGACCGGGTCGGCAGCGCCATCACCGAAGCCTTCGCGCAGGGCACCGCCTCGACCATCAGCTGGGGGTCGATCGCCAAGGCGGTCATGTCGGAGGTCATCCAGGCTGCGCTGACCCTCACCGTTCTGAACCCCATGAAGAACTGGATGACGGGTGGCAACGCCCCGTCGCTCTTCTCCGTGGGCGGTTCCGCCACCGGTGCCCAGTCGGGCGGCGGGTTGACCGGCAGCCTGACCAACACCGCCCTGTCCAAGGGCGGCGGCTGGGCGTTCGACAAGCTGACCGGCGGCGTCAGCCTGATGGACAAGGTCGACCTCTGGGGCGCCAATGCCTTGGGGATCGGTACGGCGACCTCCACCATCGTGCCGGCGGTCGGCGGACAAGCCGCGACATTCGCCGCCACGACGATCAACCCGGCCACGGGCAGCCTTGCAGCGTACAACAGCTGGGGCACGGCCGGCGCGCAAGGGGCGGGCGCTGCCGTCAATGGCGGGATATCCGCCTATCTCGGCGCTGCCGGTGCGGGCGCGTTTGGGGGCATGATCGGGGGATACCTTGGCACCGCCACCAATTCTAAGGTTGTCGGCGGTCTCTCGGGCGCAGCCCTCGGCGCTGGTGCCGGGTACCTTGCCACCATCATGGGATTGTCCTCTCTCGGCGGGCCGGTAGGCGCGGCGGTCGGCGCCGTGGTCGGCGCCATCATGGGGCTGTTGGGCACCGTCAAAGCGTCGGTCGGCCCCAACGCGGCCGGCAATCTGTACCTCGACAAGACGGGCACCAAGAGCGGACCGAGCGCCGGCGACAACGGCATGGACGGCACCGACCTGACGGCGATCACCGACGCCGTGTCGCAGTCCGTCAACACCATCATCAGCGGCATCGGCGCTTCGTTCCGATCCGGCCAGTCCGAAATGAACTTCGGGCATATCGAGTATTACCAGAAGGACAACAAGTGGTCGTACACCCCCATGCTTGCGGGGAACACGGCCGGCGAAAAACAGGAATACGGGTCGCAGGAGGAAATGGTCGCGGGGATCATCCGCGACACGCTGAAGCGCCTCGACGCGGGTGGTTACGTCAGCGGCGTCAACGCGGACGTCCGGACAGCGCTGACCAACAGCAAGGCGACGAAGGCCGAAGACCTCGCCACCGACGTCGAGTATGCCGCGGGCTTCCGTCAGCAGCTCAATGCGCTGACGGCGTCGTTGGATCCGACCAACAACCAGCTGGCTGAGTTCACGAAGAGCGCCAAGGAACTGGGTGAGAAGGTCAAAACCAACATCGTCGATTGGGCCAGCAAGGCTCGGGAACTGGGCCTTGCAACCGACGCGGAGTTGCTGCCGGCGCTTCAGAATGGTCTAACGGCGATGCTCGGCCTCGGTCCGGTGGTCCAGCCCTTGCGCGGTCTGGACGCCGTCACCGAACAGGCCCGTATCAACTTTGAGACGTTGGCGCCCAGTCTCGCCGCCGCTGGCTTCACCGCAGGGCAGCAAGTGGACTTGCAGACCCGCTACCTCGCCAAGGCCCGCGAAGACTACCTGACCAACGTCAACCTGATCCAGGCGCAGGGCGACACCGCCGTCGCGGCGCTGCTTGATCCGTCCGCCCGCCTCTCGGCCGTCACCCGCATGACCGCCAACGGCTTCGACATGACCATCAGCGGCATGGAGCGGATGGGCCGGACGATCGACGCGGTGGAGCTGTCGGCGCGCACCGGCTCCCTGACGGTCGGCGACCTCACCTTTGCCCTTGGCCAGATTGATGAGCAGTGGCGATCCGGTGCCCTGACCGCCGAGCAGTACAACGCCTCCATCCAGAGCATCACCACCGCGTGGCAGACGTCCATGGCCGTCGCCAACACCCTGCGCCAGGGCGATTGGACTGTGACCTCGGCGATCGACCCGACCCGCAAGCAGGACGCCGGCGCGATTCTGGCCGATGCCGGCATCGTCGAGACGGCGGCCGGCGTTGCCGGCTTCCGGACGCAGCTGGGCGCTTTCCTGACGACGGCCCGTGCCGGCACCGCCACGGCGGCCGACCTGACCTATACCCACGGCCAGCTGCAGGGCTTGCTACGGTCCGGCGTCATCACCACGCAACAGTACCAGACGGTGCTGGGCACGCTGACCGGCGCCTACACCGACGCCACCACCAGCGCCGCCACCCTGGCCGCCACGATCCGGACCGGGTCGGCCAGCGTCGCCGCCCTGGCCGATCCGACCCGCACCAGCTCGGCCGCCGACATCCTCGCCGATGCCGGCATCGATGTCGCCGCCGCTGGTGTCGGCGCGTTTGCGACGCAGCTGGACGCCTTCCTGGTGACGGCCCGCTCCGGCGCCGCCACCGCTGGCGATCTGACCTACACCTACGGCGTGTTGGAGCGCCTGTTGACCGCCGGCGTCATTACCGGCGAGCAGTACTCGACCGTGCTGGAGCAGATCACGGGCGCATGGACCACCGGGCGGGACAGCGCGTCGCAGGCCAGCCAGCGGGTTGACCAGACGTGGACCAGCGCCGTCAGCAAGGCCGCGCAGCAGGTCGGCGAGGAGTGGCGGACCGCCGCCGCGTCGGCGCGTCAGGCGGCGGCCGACTGGACGCGGGTCGGCGACAGCATGCAGTCGGCGGTCGACGGCCTGTTGGTCAACCGCGACCTGTCCAACCTCGGCGCCAAGGCCATGTTGGACACCACCGAGCAGCAGTTCACCGACGCCGCCCGCGTCCTGACCGACTATCAGGCCAAGCTGGCGCTGGGCGGTCCGGGACCGTCCGACGAGGAGCGGCAGGCCGCCGTCGACGCCGCCGGCAAGATGGACACGCTCGGGCAGCGCTATCTGGAGGAGGCCCGCGCCTACGGGTTGGGTGCCGAGGAGTACGACCGCCGTCTCCAACAGGTCCAGGGCATCTGGACCGCGACCCGCGATCTCGCGCGGTCGCTCGCGACGGCCGAGACGAGCCGCGCGCAGGGCCTCGATCGCCAGATCGACTGGCTCTCGCGCCTTAACGACACCATGTCGGACAGCGGCGCCACCAGCGCCGGGTTGCTGGCCGACATCGTCGCCGCCATTCGCGAGGGCCGGACGCCGGTCCAGACGCCAGCCACGCGCGCCGGTGCCTGGATGACCGATTGGTTTGGCCGGTACAACACGCTGCTCGGCGACCAAGCCTCCGGCCGGCTGTCGGCCGATCAGGTCAACGCCAACGGCGTCTCGTTGTACAACGAGAAGATTGCGCAGGCGAACGCGCTGGGCACCGATCCGGCGGTTTGGCGGGCCGTGATCGACGCGGCACGCGGCGCCACCAACGGCGGGCCAACCGGCGACTGGTTCGCCCAGCTCGCGCACGATCGGTCCATCCCCGGCTTTGCAACCGGCGGTCACCATGTCGGCGGCGCCCGCATCGTCGGCGAACGCGGCGCCGAGCTGGAGGTGACCGGCCCGGCCCGCTACTGGACGCACGAGCAGACCAAGGACATCCTCTCGCCCAAGTCGGTCAGCGTGTCGGTGGACATGGCGCCGATGGTCACGGCGATCGGCGGCGTCACCAGCGCCGTGATGGACATCGGCCGGCTGATATTGGACCTGTCGTCCCGCGTCACCGACATGGCCGAGGCCATCGCCGACCTGTCCCGCTCCCATGGTCAGCTCGCCGTGCAGGTTCGAAAGCTGGCCGGCTCATGAGCGACGTCTGGGCCGCCAAGATCGACCTCACGCGCCCCAACGGGACCGCCGAGACGCTGTTCCTCGGCGACGGCGCGGTGCTGCCGCTGCCGCACGACGATCCGGACTATCCCAACATGGCAATCCGGCAACGGCTCGACGGTCCGCCCTCCTACGCCACCGGTGTGTCGGCCGACCTGTCGACGTTGGCGGCCGACGTCGGCGCCGGCCAGCTTCAGTTGCTCAACGGCGACGGTGCCTTGAGCTACCTCGCCGGCTGCGCGATCGGGGCGATTGAGGTTCGGCGGGGGCGGGACGGCCTGTGGTGGCGCGATTGGGATCCGGTGATGCGGGGCCGGGGCGAAACCGCGCAGCCGGCCCTGTCGCGGCAGCAGGCTCGGCGCGTGACGATCGACATCTATGATCTGCGGGCGGCGCTGGACGATGCGGTCGAGACGCGGACCTATGGCGGCACCAACGCCGGCGCAGTGGGGTACGATGGTACTCCCGAGGCCGGCAAGGGCAACAGCGTGCCGCTGTGCCTCGGCCAGCCGGACAACGTGCCGGCGGTGGTCGTCAACTCCATCAGCCGCGCCTACCAGTGGGACGCCGGGCCGGCGGATGGCATGACGGCGTTCTGGGACGGCGGGGCGGCGGCCGGCATGGGCTTCGTCGCGACGTCGTCCGGCGCCGGCTTCGACACGGCGACCCTCTCGGCGACCCAGTACGCCGTCGATACCCCGCGCGGCCTGATCCGGCTCGGCGGCACGTTGGGCAATGAGATCACCTTCACCCCGCGCGGCCGGCGCGACGCCGGCGGCACCTACATCGCCACCGCTCCGCACGCCATCCGCTGGGCGCTCGGCAAGCGCGGCGCCGGCACCATCGGCGCCACCCTGACGGCGTGGGCCAACGCCGCGCCCATCGGTGCGTGGTGGCCGGGCGAGGTGCGATACCGCGAGGTCATCGACCTGATGCAGCGGTCGGCCGGCGGGGTGGCCGTGCCCGACGCGCTGGGGGCGTGGCAGGCCGTGGTGATCGACGTGCCCGGCGCGCCGGCGATGACCATCACGGAGGGGCAGGTGCTCGACATCGGCGTCGACGATCCGTCCCTCGCCGTGCCGGCGTGGAAAGTGACCATCAAGGGCCGGCGCAACCACCGGACGCTGACCCGCTCCTCACAGGCGACCTCGGTGCGGGACACGGACCGGGGACGGTGGCTGACTGACGAATGGCGTCAGGCCGTCGCCTCGGCCCCGTCGACGCAGGCCCGCTGGCCCGACGCCCGCCCCATCGAGATCGAGACGGCCTTGACCAGCCAGACCGACATGGAGGCCCTGGCCGCGCGGCTGCTGTCGGTGCTCGGCCCGCGCGCTGACAACACGCCCCGCCGGAGCCTGTGGATCGCGGTCGAGGCGACCGCCGCGCGCCTCGCGCTGCCGCTGGGCAAGACGATCCTGCTCGACTACCCGCCGGAGGGAATGGCCGACCCGCTGCTGTACATCGGCCGCAAAATCGCCAGCCCGAGGCGCAATTTGATGACGATGAGGCTGTTCGGATGAGCGCCGGCAACGCCGCTGTGTTGGACGAGAACCTCGCATTGACCGCCACCTTGTCGGGCGGGAACTGGGCGCGCTCCGTCGAGAACCTGTTGGACCCGACCGTCAAGGAAGTGACGGCCCGGTGCGTCTCCGGCAAGATCGACGACGCATGGTTTGACATCGTCTTTCCCGATCGCACCAAGTTCGACACCATCGTGCTGGCCGGCGGCACCCTGCACCGTGCGGCCGGCTACCGGCTGACATGGTACAGCGACCCGGTCGACCGTTCCCCCGGCGCCATCCTTGTCGGCGGGCCGTCCGCGCCGGTGCTTCCGGTGTACCCGCGCGCCGGCCGGGCGGCGGCAGCGTCCTACTTCCAGAAGAACTGGTGGCGGTTGGGGCCGTCCGAGCGCGACCTTGCCGGCAAGACGCGCCAGCTGGTGACGCGCCCGCCGAACTCCCCACGCTGTCGTGCGCTGCGGGTCGAGATCGACAACAAGGGATTTCCTCTCGACCTCGGGCACCTGTTCGTGACGCGGGCCTTCCGGCCGGAATGGCCGCACGATTGGGGACTGGTGATCGAGCCGGTCAACAGTTCGCCCGTCGACACCACGCCGGGCGGCCGGCGGATCGTCGACGTCCGGCCGGCGCCACGACGCAAGACGGTGCGCTTTGTCGACCTGTCGGAAGACGAAGCCATGCACTTCTTCGACATGGGGCAGGGCCTCGGCAGCAGCGGTCCACTGCTGATGGTCGAGGACATCACCCAGTCCCGTCACCTGTGGCGGCGGACGTGGCTGGCGACCTTGGAACAGGGGGGCATCAGCGTGACGCAGAACGAAGGCGACCTCTGGTCGACCGAGCTGAAGCTTTTGGAGATCATCGGATGACATCACGCCCGACCACCGAAATCGACCGCGCCAAGGGTGGCTACTGGAACAGCGATCCCGTCTCACTGACCAATCCCGGCGGCATGGACGAGAGCGAGGACGGCACCATTGCCGGCCATGTCGACAACTTCCCGGCGGCGGTCCGGGCTGTGGGGGCGATGACGCAGTGGGTCGGCGAGCAGGCCGAGCAGACCGAGGAGCAGGTCGCGCTGGTACACGCCGACCGGTTGGCGACCGAGACCGCCGCCGCTGTCGCTGCGGCGGGCGCGGGCGATACGATCTGGGGCGGTCTGGCGACCGGCACCACCGGCACCACCAACGCCCTGGTCGTGACGCCGGCCGTGCCGGTCACGGGCCTGTACGATGGTCTGACCGTGCGGTTCGTGACGCCGGCCGCGAACACCGACGCGGTGACGCTGGTGGTGGGTACGGCACCCGTCAAGCCGTTGTGCGACGCGCGGGGCACGGCTCTGGTCGGTGGCGCCCTCTCTGCCGACCTCGTCACCACAGTGAGCTATGTTGCGACGGCCGGGCATTGGCGTTTGGCGGCCTCGCCCAACACCTTGACAGCTTGGCTCCAGACCATCGCCGGCACCTTGGGCAGCCTCGCCTTGCGGATCGGCGAGGCGGGGTCCGGTTTCTATTTGGTCTCGTCTGGGGTCTGGACAGCAGTTGCGGGTGGTGTCGAGGTGTTCCGCGTCGCGGCAACGGGGGCTATCGCTCTGTTCCGACCTGTGGTGCCGAAGGCGGTCACGCCGGCGTGGGCGTCCTCCATCACGCTGGACCTGACGGCCGGCAACAAGTTCGCCGTCACCCTGGGGGGTGCCACGGTCTTCCCCAATCCGACGATCACGGCGGCGATGGTCGGCATGGAGTTCACGATCAACGCCACGCAGGACGTCTCCGGCAACCGTGCGGTCAGCTTCGGCAGCTACTTCAAATTTCCGAATGGCACAGCTCCGGTAGCGTCCACGACGGCCGGCAAGCGGGACAAGATCGTGTGCGAGGTCGTCAGCACGACGGCCATTGATGCAACCTTCATCGGCGGCTTCTGACCATGGACAACTTCGCCCGCCGTCCTTCCGGCCTCCTGGTCCCGCCGGAGCTGCGCCTCCACCGCCCTCAACATTGCGACTTGCTGGGCGGCAACATGATGATGGGTGGCAATATGCGCTCACCCTGGGCGAGCTACACCGGGGCTCAGGATGGCGCGGCAACAGCGCTGCCGTGGCCGCTCGCCACATCCATGAACGGCAGTGCCCGAGGGGCCTATGGCGTCGTGCTGCTGACGGCGACGAAAGGTGTCGTGATCTGGCCCGAAGCGCCGACGAACGGGCTGAACTGCTACACGGTGATGTCCTTCTGCGTCTTCACGGTGTCGGGTTCAACGATTTCGTGGGGCAGTCGGCAGGCATTTACAACGCAGTTCGCTCCCAGCGGTTACGCCGTGGTCGGTAGCAACGGCGCCCGCATGGTGACCCGCCGGATCAACGACAGCCAGGCCGTGGTCTGGTACTCCTCGGAGCGCAATGGCGGCAGCACGACCTGTTGCAACGCCTTCGTCTTCACCTTGGACGGCTCCAACAACGTATCCTTGGGCGCCATCAACAAGGATTACGGTGTCTACAACCTGGGCGGCTCCAGCGTGGATTTCGGTCCCGGCCCCCTCGCCGACCGCTTGCAGCCGCTTGGAAGCAACGCCTGGGTGGACGGTGGGTGGGTGCATTCCGTCAGCGGCACCACCTTCTCGGCGACCAACCCGGTCCCGGCCTCCAGCATCAACGGCATGCGCGGCGTGGCTGTGCTGGACGCCACGCACGTTGTCGCCGGCATCGTCGATCTGAGCAACAATTTCACCTACAAGGTCTATGCGGTCTCCGGGGCTGGCGGTGGCACCTGGACGGAGATCAGGTCTTTCGCCCCGCCTTATAGCAACAACCGCAACATTGTGTTCGGCATGGGCAACTCCATGGAGTGCGAGTGCTGGCAGTACGAGACCAACGGCTATTTCAGCGCCTGGGGCAAGATCAAGTTCTCTGCTGGGACTTACGTTCCCACGTTCACACAATACGCAACAAATCCTGCCACTAATACTTGGTGGTATCAGAACCCGGACAACATCCTGCCCGACGGCAAAGCCAACCTACTCTGGTGGGCATCAGGATCAACGATCCAGATCGCGGCGCAGACCATCAGCACCATACCGAACTCGACCGTCACGCCGGCCGTCACCGCGACCACCTCCTCGGTGTCCAACACTGCGCTGATCGTCGAAGTCTTCCCGCCGGCCATGCCCGGCAAAGCGGTGCTCGGCTGGAACAACGCGACCACCCTCTACCTCAAGATCCTCGTCGCCGCCTGATAACGGAGTCCATCATGTCCGTGCAATTCCCGGCCGCGCTCGTGTGGCCTGACAACACCTTCCGCGTCTTTTACCAGGAGCAGGCTTTCGCCGGGTCGGACGGCACCCAGCATCCGGCCTTGGCCTGGAGCGCCTGGACGGCGGAGGACTGGGCCACGCTGTGCCCCGACGTCCGGCGGCTGCCCGTGGTCGACGAGCCGCCGTCCATCACCGCTGAGCAGCGGCTCGTCCGCCACCCGGAGGAGGCGTGGACGCTCGGCGCCGACGCGGTGACGGTGCGGTACGACGTCGTCGACCTCTCGCCGGCCGAGCTGGCAGCGCAGCTCGACACCGCCCGCAACGCCAAGGTCGCATCCATCAACGCCGAGCGGGATCGCAGGTTGGTGCTGGGCGCCCCCTATCTCGGCAAGATGATCGACGTCTCCGACAAGGGGCGTGCCGACCTCGGCGGTATGTCCATCGCCGCGTTGCTGGCGCAGGCCGGGACCGTCCCATGGTCGGACGGTTATTCGGCCGGCTGGATCACCCAGGACAATAGCCGCCTGCCGCTTCCCACACCGGCCGATGGGCTGGCCCTGGCTGCCGCTGTAGGTGACTGGTACGGGCGGACCATGCAGCACGCCCGCACCCTCAAGGATGCCGCGTTGGTGAGCACCGAGCCAGCCGTCATCAACCACACTGCCGGGTGGCCGGGATGACGTCAAACCATGTGGCGGATCACGTCAAACCATCCGGCGCGCTACACTGAGGTCGATGCCGGTGACGCGGGCGCCGATGGTCGGGCCGAGTGGCGTGGCGGTCAGGGTGGGAAAGGCGGCGTCGGGCACGGCGGGCCTCGGAATGGTGGTCGGATGGGGCGGACGACCGGACACCGGCGGAGCGGGATGCCGGAGGGACAAAGCCACCCCACCCCGCCGGTTTCACGGTCGCGGCGCCGGCAGGCCCGATACGCAGAGGCCGTCCAACACCGCAGCGTCATGGTAGACCGCTCTTTTATCTACTGTAAATATAGAAAATAATACCGAAAATCATACAAATATTTGTGTTGTTCATGCCGCCCGATTGGGCGAAACCCGACCTTCGCTACGGAAATGTTGCCCATCTTTCGGTCACATGCCAATTTCGTGATCCCTGGGTGCGCGGGGGCCGGACGGAGCCGCAAGGGCGGCGTCGCGTGGCACCGCCGTTGCAACAAGCCGGGGCTTTGCGCATGGGCGCAGATCGGCGGCCGCGCGCGGGTGCGCGCCGCCGGGCACGACGACGGAGGGGTTTCGGATGGGTGTTCGGGGATTCGCGAAGGCCGCGCGCGTGGCGCGCCGGGCCGTGCTGGGTGGTGTCGCGGCCGTGGCGGTCGCCGGGGCGATGGCGGGCGCCCTGCCGGCCTGGGCGCAGGGCAAGGTCAAGGTCGCCGGCGTCTACACGGTGCCGATCGAGCAGCAGTGGGTCAGCCGCATCCACACCGCGCTGAAGGCCGCCGAGGCGCGCGGCGAGATCGAGTATGTCTGGGCCGAATCGGTCGCCAACACCGACTATGAGCGCGTCATGCGCCAGTACGCCGAGGCCGGTCAGCAGCTCCTCTTCGGCGAGGTGTTCGGCGTCGAACGCGCCGCCCGCGCCGTCGCCAAGGACTACCCGAAGACCGCCTTCGTCATGGGCTCCAGCTTCAAGCTGCAGGAGCCGAACTTCTCGGTCTTCGACAACTACATCCAGGAACCGGCCTACCTGACCGGCATGATCGCCGGCGCGATGACCAAGTCGAACGTCATCGGCCTGGTCGGCGGCTACCCGATCCCCGAGGTCAACCGCCTGATGAACGCCTTCATCGAGGGCGCCAAGGAGGTCAACCCGAAGGCCAAATTCTCCGTCAGCTTCATCGGTTCCTGGTTCGACCCGCCCAAGGCCAAGGAAGCCGCCTTCGCCATGATCGACCGCGGCGCCGACGTGATGTACGCCGAGCGCTTCGGCGTGTCCGACGCCGCCAAGGAGCGCAAGGTGCTCGCCATCGGCAACGTCATCGACACCCAGCCGCAATACCCCGACACCGTGGTGGCGAGCGCGCTGTGGCACATGGAGCCGTCGGTCGACCGCGCCATCGCCGCCGTCAAGGCCGGCAGCTACAAGGCCGAGGATTACGGCCCCTATTCGAAGATGGAGCACAAGGGCTCCAGCCTCGCCCCGCTCGGCACCTTCGAGTCCAGGATCCCGGCCGAGGTGATCGCCAAGGTCAAAGCGCGCGAGGCCGACATCCGCGCCGGCAAATTCACCGTCAAGGTCGACGACGGCGAGCCCAAGTCGACGATGTGA